AGTGAGGATCAGTCCAAAGCGCTGTTTACTGCTATCTCTCTGTCGCCGGCCAAGTCGATTGAGCGGTTGCCTGACGGCATTGTGCCAGAAGCTCAGCCGCGCAGTCGTCCAGTCGATTCAGAAGAAACAGAATTTGCTCGCTCGCGCCCAGGTGCAGGCGCTCCGCGTACGGCTGTTGAGCCTTCAGAGTATGCGCTTCGCGGTTTGCGTTTGATTGACCAAGAGCAAGCAGAGGTTCGCTCGCCGCAGGAAATGCGAGAGGGTACTGGCCTTGGGTTTATTAACCGCCAAAGTGAACTGCGTGCCGGTACGATTACGTTCTATGCAGACATGCTTGAGAAGTTTGATAACGACACCAAAAAAGCTTTGGCTGCTGTAGCAGCGGGTGAGGCTGAAGTGAACGATGCCATCGAAATTGGTGGTGATGAATGGCTGGACAGCATGGGCGATGACATAAAGGCGTTTGTGCGTAGGGGTCTGCCGAATGGCTGAGCTGAAAAGCACGCTGGGAGCTAAAAGCGCAACAGTCTACCGTGACGAGCGCGAGTCTCTGTTTGGCACTCCGATTCAGGGCAAGCTGAACCAAGGCGAGCGCCAAGCCGGTTTTTGGAAGTCGCTGGGCCAAGGCGTTGCGGTTACTGGTTTTGGTTATGCCAGAGATCAGTGGCGGTCGATCAAAGATCATGTGCAGGATCCTGAAACGCAGCCGCTGACTAGCGAGCGGTACGAAGAGCTGCGCACTGACCCCATGACTGGGGACAAACTAAACATTCCCTTTGAGGCTGGAATTACTGAGCGCCAGTTCCGTAACCGCGTGCGCAGGGCGAAGCGGGATAATTTTTTGCAAACGTACGAGCGCAGCGCTGCTGGTCATATCTCGCATTTTGTTGGTGCCATGGGCGGTGGCATGGTTGCCCCCGAAGTCCTGTCCACAGTCTGGGTTGGCGGCCCGGCCATTTCTGCAGCTACCCGAGCTACAACGACCGCGGGGATGCTACGCAACAGTTTTGTCGCTAGTGCTCAGATTTCTTCTGCCTCGGTGCCGCTAAACATCGCGGCTCAGACTGCTGTGTATGGCGAAGTTGATCCGATGGAGACAGTGCTGACAGGTGTTGCACCCTTTGCGTTTGTGCCACCTGCGGCTGCTTTCTCTCGGGCATTTACTGCTACTGAAAAGCGAGCAGCTGCCGAAGCAGCAACGTCAGATGTGCCGACTGGCACCCAGCAGCCACCTGATGACTACGTTCCAGTAGAGTTTCGTGACCAGTTTACTGAATACGAGGGCGGCGTTGAGCGTTGGCTTGATGACGTGGCCAATAACAGCGAAGAGGCGTTTGAATATGCTAGGGGCATTGGTTTGCCTGATGACGGCATTCTTGAGGTGCGCCAACGGCTGTTCGAGGAAAGTTCCCGGACGCCGATTGGTCAGGATGAAATTCGCGACTTGGACGCAATCGTTGAATACGCGACTAGCGAAACGCCGTCGCCGGGCCAAGTTGCTCGCCTAACCGAGCGTGGCCTAATTGATGTTGCAGAAGAAGCCAGAGCCGCTGAGGCAGCTCCTGACTTTGCTCGTACCCCAGAGCAGCGGCTGACTGTAAAAAGCCTGCAGGAGCGCCGTGCGGAGGTCGAGGCACGATTCCCAGAAGCACGCGATGCTTTGCGCTGGAGAGAGTATTCTCGGGCGGGTGCAGATTCGACACGTCCGCTAGCTCAGGTAGATGAGGTTGTGACGCAGCTTTCCAAAGCAATTCGTGATCGTAACGCCAACGCTGCACCAGCGGAGTTCCGTCAGGTTGCGCGCCAGCTTATTGAAGTCAGTGATCTTGACCAGCCGACACGCCGTGTCGCTTTTCGTCGTGAGGATGATTTGCTTCGCACAGTCGAGTCTGCGGCCAACGGCAACCTGCGGGCCAAAAAACAGATCGCACAGCGGCTGCTTGATGAAATGCCAGAGAATGCCCGCGGTGACTGGGAAGCCCTACAGCGCAATGGCATTGAAGGTGTGCGCCGTCGGTTTATTGAGCGCAAGGAAGCTGAGCTTGACGAAAAATCCGCGCAGCTTGGCTACATTAAAGAGCAGCGCCGGGGACGGCGTGGCCGCCCGACCAAGGCTGAGCAGCGCCTGCAGGAAGAGATTCTGGCTGGTGCCCGTGAGCTGGAGGAATTGCTTGATGGCGTTCGCCGCCGTCAAATGAAACCTGCCCGGGAAATGTCAGTGGATGATCTGGCAGAGATTATGACTGGCTATGGTTTCAAACAGCAGGGCAATAGCAGGAGCACGTTTGCTAATACTCGGGATCTTGACGTTGACCGTGTTTCTGACGTCTCTAGAACACGAGCACCTGAGCGGTCAACTGAACCAGTGAGCGAAGATCAGTTAGATGAGATACTGCAGTATGCTCGCGAACAAGGGGTAGATGTGGAACAAATTGATAACAGCTACGGTGCAGCTGCACGCGCCATCCGGGAGTGTGAAATATGAGCGCCCTAGATTGCCTGCGAGTAGCGCTTGAGGAAGTTCGCAAGCTCGATGACGCCGATACTGATAAGCAGTTTATGGAAAGCACGCTGCGACGGCTCATTGAGGACAATCAAATTAGCGAGGAAGTTAAACTCGCAAAAGCCACCCAGCAACTAGGCACGCTGCAAAAAGCAGCAGTGCGCAAAAAAGTAGCTGATGAAATCTCTGCCCGGCGACTGGAGCAGATGGGCGTTGAGTTCGACAACTTTAGTCCTGAGCAGCTGCAACGTTTTGTTGACCGCATTGAGGAGAGTCCTGACCCAACGGTTGCTAGGGATCGGCCTTCTGTGGCGTCCCGGATGCGGTTTCTTGAGCATTATTACATTCAGAAGCTCAACGCGGTGTTTGACGAGTATTTTGTCGGTGCTTTTAATCCGCGATCTAAAGACACCACCGAGCTTTCTCGTGCCATGTTGGGGTTTGAAACTGCAGACCCCATCGCGCAAAAAGCAGCCAAAGAATTTGCTCGCGTAAACAAAGAGCTGCGTGACCGACTGCGCCAAGCTGGGGTTTACGTCGAGGATTTGCCGCACTATCGGCCGCAGGCATTATCGCCTGGGCGTTTGGCCAAAGATAAAGACGTAGCAATTCAGGAAATGGCTGCACTGTTAGATCCCGAGTACCACCCTGATGCACTTACCTCAGCGCAAGCAATTTTTGAGACGTTGCAGACCCGGCACACGTTGGAGCCTGGCGATCAGCCGCTGACCATGGGCCGGCAGGTACACTACCGCACTGATGATCCCGACCGGTTGCACAACTTTTTGGAAACTTACGGCGAGGACACGCTAGTAAAGCAGATCCAGCGTCAGATTCGACGGGAAACACGAGCGCTCGCTATGGCCGAGGAGTTTGGGCCTGATCCTGGCCGGGTAGTCAAAGCTGCTACGCGGCGTTTTCGTGAGGAGATTGCTCGGGCGGACGACAAAACGATGACCACGATGTTTGGCGCACCGATGACGCAGAAGTTCAAAAGCGACTTGATCGCAAACGGTGCAAGGCAGACCTACGATGCGCTGAGCGGCACTATCGACACACCACAGAACGTTACGGCTGCAAACGTATCCTCCGGGGTGCGCGCGCTGATGACGCCGCTTTTGCTTGGCCGCGTGGCCTTGTCCATCATTGGCACTGACAGTTTGATTGCTCCGCTGCAGCGGGCTCGGGTCGAGGGCTTTGGTCGGTCGTTTTCTCTGCAGGCGCAGGGAACGATTGGTCTGCTTAACCCTGAGCTCCGCACTCGGCTGCGTGATTACTACGGTGCCTACGAGTCGATGATGTATATGGGTTCGCCCAACAGCCGATTCAGCTCTGACCCGACGGCCGAAGGTTTTGGTGCTGGCGCCCAGCGCGTAAGTAACGCCGTTTACCGGGCCACAGGCGCTTGGGACATTGAGCAGGGGCTACGGCAGGCTACGTCATTCAGCATCGGGCGCGGGCTCGGCGATGCGGCAAAAGTGCCATGGGATGAGCTTGATCCACGGCTGCAGCAGGATCTTAACGCCAGTGGTGTAACAGAAAGAGTATGGCGCGATGTCAACAGATTCGGGCAAACAGACGAGTTCGGGCTTTTCAACTGGAACGACCTGCCGGCACAGTCTCGCGAAGCGGTTGGCTCATACTTTCACCGCACCCTCGACCACAGTGTGCTACGCCCTGATAGCCGGGTTAGGGCTATTCTTTTTGCTGGTGGGCGTCGTGGCTCGCTTCCAGGGGAGCTAGCAGCTGCGGTAACGCAGTTCCTCAACTGGCCAATTCAGTTTACTCGCGTGGCAATGCTACAGCAGGCCAAAAAAGGTGTGCCTGGTTTCGCTGCATTTAGCGGTGCATTGTTCGCTGGTGGCATGGTTACAGAGCAGCTTTATGCACTGACCAGCGGCGAGCCGATGTTTGAGTGGGACAGCCCCACATTAGCTAGCCGTGCAGCACGTCGCTCTGGCCTTATGACGCCTATTGGAGAGTGGGCATACGGCGGCTTAACAAAGGATCGTTTTATGCAGCCAGGGCTTGGCCCAGTGTTTGATACGACTATGAGTTTGCTGGGTTCTGCTGGTACTATTAGCACTCGTGTGATAGAAGGTGAAACGGATAAAGCAGCAGCCGAAGCAATTAAAGCTGCTGAACGCTTAACGCCTAACATTTCATGGTTTGACGCAACGGTAATACAGCCGAGTGTGCAGAGTGCAATACAGAGCTTGAATCCGGAAGTCATCCGGCGACAAGAACAGAGGTTCAAAGAAGAGGAACGGGTAGGGTTCTAATATGGCAACTGAACAAACATACGTCCTTGATGGGCCGACTGAATTCTTTTTCCCGTTTCCTGTGCGGACTTCGGGAGAGATTATTGTATCTCTTATTCCTGGCGGGGTGCTCCCGTCGTCTGAATACACGGTCATTGGCACAAGCGCCACGGCTAATGGCGTTACTGTCCGTTATCCTAACGCACCGCGGGATGGGCAGTCTGAGCTAAACATTGCCCGGCGCACCGAGGCAAACCGCGTATCGACGTTCCTCGATGATCTCTCAATCACTGCAACTGGGCTAAACGCTGAGTTCGATAACATCCTGCAGATTGTGCAGGACGGCGTGCTCAATGAGTACAGGGGCGAGTGGGACACAGGCGAGCTGTATTTTGTTCTCGACGTGGTCACTGGCCCTGACGGTAATATCTATATCTCGCGCCAGCAGCACCAAGCTGATGACTTTTCTACTGACTTGTCCGAGGGCAAGTGGGATCTGTACGCAGACTTTAATACTGGCCAGCAGGCTATTGATGCAGCGCTTGACGATGCCGAGGCTGCTCGGGATAAAGCTGAACAGTGGGCTGAAGAGCCTGAGGACAGTGAAGTAGAATCTGGTAGCTTTTCTGCACTGCATTATTCAGCTAAAGCTGAAGCGAGTGCACAGATTGCTGCTCCCGTTGTTAACATTACTAGCGAAATTCAGACGGTTGCTGGCATTGAGTCTGAAATACAAACCGTTGTCGGCATTGAAGGTGATATCCAAACGGTTGCTGGCATTGCTTCAGACGTCACAAATGTCTCCTCAATAAGCAACGAGGTGCAAGACGTCTCGGAGTCAACCAATGAGATTGACATTGTAGCGAGCGATCTTGCTGGTGCTGGGTTTGACTATGACCTTGGTACTATCACGCAGCCGACAGAAGGTGTTATTGGCACGCCGGATGGCTACATTATCAGCGTTTTCAATATCCGCGATGAAATCGTCACGGTAGATGGCATCAGTTCGGACGTTACTACTGTTGCTGGCATTAGCTCGGATGTTACTAACCTCGCTGCAGTAAGTGCTGATGTGACCACGGCCGCAGATAACATCGTTGCGATCCAGAACGCCCCGCAGGCAGCATCGGACGCTGAGGCTGCTGAGCTTGCCGCCCAGAATTCCGCACAGGCAGCTGCTAGCTCAGAGAGCAACGCGCAGACGTCTGAAAACAATGCGCTAACCAGCGAGCAGAACGCCTCGACGAGCGAGAGCAACGCGCTGACAAGCGAGCAAAATGCTGCTACGAGCGAGAGCAATGCGCTGACAAGCGAGCAGAACGCATCCCAGTCAGCATCCGATGCTTCTGTAAGTGAGAGTAACGCTGAGACGTTTGCTAACGAGGCCGAGACTGCACGGGATGAAGTGACCGAATTGTATCTCGGCGCTAAAGCAAGCGACCCGACCACAGACAATGAGGGTGACCCGCTGCAGGTGGGGGCGCTTTACTACAACACAAACCAAGAACAGATCCTGATTTACGATGGTGCTGTTTGGCAGGTTGCAGCTTTCTCCGCTGATGCTGCAGTGGTCACGTTTAACGGCCGCAGCGGCGCCGTCTCGCTGCAGAGCGCTGATGTTACCGGCGCCCTTGGTTACACGCCGCAGGATGAGGACACGGCGTACGACTCAGCGGATTTTGCCATTGACTTTGGTGCTGAGACGACAGACGGGCTGGATGAGGGCACGACCAATCTGTACTACACAGATGCTCGGGTCAGCAGCTTGGTCAACAAGGCTTTTGTCGATGCGCTGAACGTAAACGCTGACACTTTAGATGGTGAGCAGGGCACATATTACCTAGACCGTGCCAATCATACTGGCACACAGACACTGGCTAGCATTTCTGACGCGGGCGCTTTGGCCTCGCTGAATGAAGTGGACACTGCACAGATTGCAAATCAGGCAGTTACAGATGATAAACTTGCACAAACTCTGGATCTCGGGAGTATCTAATCATGGCTACAGAGCTTAAATTGCGCCGCGGCACCACCGCACAGCATGAAAACTTCACAGGCGCAAATGCCGAAGTCACTGTCGATACTGACAAAAATACTGTCGTTGTCCACGATGGCTCAACGCCTGGTGGATTTCCGATAGAAGGCCGGCCGCTTGTCCAGCAGCCTGAGAACATTGCTCCCGCTGACAATGCAACGGGCACATTGCTGACGCCTGAACTTGAGGCTTCTGACTATGGCAGCCTTTATAGTGTGCCTATGGCATCCGCCCAGTGGCAGATTTCAGAAGTATCCGACTTCTCGACAACAGTCGTCGATGACACTGTTTCTGGGACTAGCACGACGTATACGCCAAGCAGCAATCTTGACCCTAACACCAGTTACTTTTGGCGCGTGCGCTACACCGATGACAATGGCGATCAGTCAGAGTTTTCTGAAGCCACCAGTTTTCAGACTGCCAATATCTTTACTGACCAGCCAACCATCACCTCGCCGGCTGACAACGCAACGGACATTGGCGAGACGCCAACGATTACCTCGTCGGCCTTTAACACGGTCAACGGCAGCGACACCCATGAGTCATCGCAGTGGGTCATCACCCGCGTTTCCGACAGTGTCGAGGTGTTCGACTCAGGCGAGGACACTAGCAACCTTGAGAGCATCGACGTGCCCGCGGGCGTGCTCGATGAAGGCCAGGAGAGCTACACCGTCAAGGTTCGCCACAAAGGCAACACATATGGGTTTTCTGCTTACTCGCCGGATAGCGCGTTCACAACCTCAGTAACTTTTTTTAATCCGGAAGACCCGCAGTTCATCGGTCAGGCTTTTGCTGGCGGATTCCTAGCCGGCGTCATCGACACCGTTGCGGGCACGATCGACAGTCAGGACGATTACCAGACCGGTGAGCGGTATGCCCTCGTCGTCGCGCCTAAGAGCCTGGAGACTCAGCCTGGTCCGGAATGGGATGCGCAGGATCGCGCCGGTGAGTCCGGATCGTTTACGCGCTGGGATGGGCTGTCATCGACAGAAAACATCCTCGCTAAAAACGACACCAATTACGTCGCCTTCGAACATATCCGTTCAATCCGAACGAGCGACCCGGTGCCAAGCGATGGCGGCTCAGACTGGTATCTGCCCGCAATGGACGAGATCGAGCTTATCTATCGGAACCTGAAGCCAGTGACGGCGGATAACTATACGGGCAACAGCACACGCACTTTCCCCGGATCGCAAGACGTCGGCTTTAACCCGTCAAGCGATCCTACAGCCTCGGCCTACACCGCGGGCGATCCATCGCAGACGAGTGTGACGGACTTCCAGGACGGCGGCGCTGAGGCGGTTGATTTTGGTCGTTACTGGTCGAGCACAGACGCGGATGAAAATGGCCGTGCCTGGGCCCATTACTTCACGCGTGGTGGAAATGAGGGCGGGCAGTTTGGCGAAACCAAGAGCGACACCGACTTCTCGGTGCGTCCCGTCCGGCGCGTCGTCCTTTAACCTTTGTCCTTTGAACTTTAATGGCAAAGTCAAAAAGCCTACCGGTTTATAAAAAGGCGCAGTCTTACAGAACACAGGAGAATTGATATGACAATGGCACGAATTAAAGAAGATAAGGTGGTTCAGGTTGGATTACCTAACAATCTTTTTACTATAGAACCAGATCGGCTCTATGCGCTTGGCTGGCGCTTAGTTAAAGGATTGCCAAAGCCTACGGATGGTAGCGGCTATGAGTACACCTACCCCTACACTTACAAAGCTGATGAAGATGCTGTATATGGCACATGGCAGCAGACTGACATAATTGAGCGTATTACTAAGGCAAAAGCTAAAGGTGCTCGCACGCAGCGCGACACGCTACTCGACGAAAGTGATTTTGCTGTGCTCCCAGATTCGCCTGTTGCTGATGTTGAGCCGTGGAAAACCTACCGCCAAGCGTTGCGGGATGTTCCGCAGCAGGCTGGGTTCCCTAATGACATTGAATGGCCCGAAAAGCCGGAGGCATAATAATGGTTGCCCAGGGTTTATATGCAAACATACACGCTAAACGTAAGCGTATCGAGGCTGGTTCTGGCGAGCGCATGAAGCGCAAGGGCGAAAAGGGCCGTCCTAGCGACAAGGATTTCAAGGAATCCGCAAAGACAGCCAAGAAAAAGTAGGTGTCCCATGACTAAAAACGAGCAAGAGCGCATAGCGGTGCTAGAAACCCAGCACGAGCAGCTAAATAAACAGCTGCAGGACATGCGCCAAGATGTTAAGGATATTAAAAGAGCAGTCACGTCATGGCGTGGCATCGTCCTTGGCATTTTCGTTACGGTCAGCTTTATCTGGACAGGCTTACTTGGCCTTTGGAATATGCTCAAGCACAAGATTGCGGGCTAGCTTTCCATGCGTGACATCGACACAATCATTTTGCACATGGCTGCAACCAAACCGTCTATGGATGTTGGTGCGGATGATATTCGCCGCTGGCACGTGGACGAGCGCGGGTGGGACGACATAGGCTATCACTACGTAATCCGGCGCGACGGTACAATCGAGCGGGGCAGGCCCGTGGAGACACCAGGCGCGCACGCCTACGGCCATAACAAAACCAGCATTGGCGTCTGCCTTGTTGGTGGGTTGACCGAGGATGGCGATGCGGATTGCAACTTTACTAAGCGCCAGTGGGATGCACTAGAGCGCTGCGTGGATGATCTGATGGCCCAGCATGGTGAGCTGCAGGTGATCGGTCATCGCGACGTATCGGACAAGGAATGCCCTGGCTTTGATGCCAAACGGTGGTGGGGCAAATGATTAAAGAATTGCTGGGTGCCGGGCTTGGCCAAGCAGTAGACAATGTGCTCGGCAGGTTTTTTGAGGACAAGGATCAGGCTGCCAAAGCAGCGCAGGAGCTGCGCCTTGCTATGCTTGAGCACGAGCAGACTGCACAGCAGGTAGCCCGTGACGTGGTGGTGGCCGAGGCTAAGTCTGAGCACTGGGTGACCAGTGCCTGGCGGCCGATTGTCATGCTGATGTTCGCAGTTATGATCGGCAACAACTACATTATCGCCCCATACTTGGATGCTTTCTTCGGCACCAGTGTGATGTTCGACATGCCGGATCAGGCATGGTCGCTGTTAAGCGTGGGCCTCGGCGGGTACGTGGTTGGGCGCAGCGCGGAGAAGGTAGCAGGGCAGCTACGTAACAAAAAGGAATAGCCATGAGTAGTCTTGGGCCACGGGGAATAAGCAACTCGCAGATCCTCGCTGCCATTGAGCAGACTGGCACTCAGGAAGGGGCAGCCGCCCTACTTGGCATTAACCTTCGCACCTTGCAGCGCAGGCTGGAGCGGATGCGGGACGGCAAAACACTAGAGCAAAAGATGGAAGCGGCGCAGCAGTTTGAGCAGCGTGACGATGAAATCTTTAAGGGCCGCTCGGTGCTATGGAACCCCAGCACGGGTGAGCACAAGCTCGAATGGTACAAGACTGACCGCGACAAGCAGGCACAGTACGATCAGCTAAAAGCTGCCATCGAGGCGCTGAAAGAAGATTTGCAGCCGCTGCCGAAAATTAAGCAGAAGGTGCGGCACAACAACGAGCTGCTAAATCTGTTTGTGATGACCGACGCGCACATTGGAATGCTGGCATGGGGCGAAGAAACCGGGCAGGACTGGGATGCAAGCATCGCAGAAGAGATGGTGCTGAAGTTCTTCGCCGCTGCGATTGACCGGGCACCGCCTGCCCACCGTGCAGTGTTCGCACAGATGGGTGACTTCCTGCACTTTGATGGCATCGAGAGCGTGACGCCCACCAGCAAACATCAGCTGGATACGGACACGCGCTTTCCTAAACTGGTGCGAATTGCCGTGCGCCTAACCCGGCAGATCATCGAAATGCTGCTCACCAAGTACGTCACTGTCGAAGTGATTATGGCTGAGGGCAACCACGACGAAACCACAGAGATCTGGCTGCGTGAGTCTTTTGCTGACCGATACCGCAACCAGCCGCGCCTGATTATTGACCAGTCACCAGCACCGTTTTATTCAATCGAGCATGGCCAGACCAGCTTGTTCTTTCACCATGGCCACCTGAAAAAGATCGACGAGATCGACCGTGCCATGGCATCGGAGTTCCGTGAGCTCTTTGGCCGCACCAAGCATTCCTACTGCCACCTTGGCCACCTGCACCACTGGGCCTCGAAAGAAAGCGGCCTGATGACAGTCGAGCAGCATGGCACCCTATCCGCTCGTGACTCGTATGCAAGCCGGCACGGGTATAGCGCGGCACGCCAAGCGCAGGTGATTACTTACCACTCACGTTTTGGCTACGTCGGACGCCAGGTTCTGACGCCCGAAATGCTAGCCGACTAATCTTCCTCGCCGTAGATCCACTCTCTCGGCAAGCGGATGCAGGTGACAGGCGGTGTGCCTTTGGACAGCCGTTGCTTGATGTTCGTCTCACCGTACTTGCCAAGGTAGCGCCGCAGCATTTGTAGGCTAACCTGACGCTCACGCAGCGCCTTCCTAAACCGGGTGCTATGCACAAAAATGTCAGGCCCATCCAGCTTGGCAATCGGGTCATCGGCAAAGCCAAGGCCACCGTTCAGCGTCGTGGTCACGCGATCTGAGTTCTCAGTCAGCCACTCTCGCACCGCCTCAACAAACTGCTCCTCGGGTGTCATGGTGCGCTCGCCCTGCTCCTGCAGGTTCGGCACGATCTCCTGCACGATCTCCCACGGGTCAAACTTAATGAGCTCCAGCTTGCGAGCAATCATCCCGCCTGCCAGTGCAGCAGCCAGTGCCCAGACGCCAAAACGCTGCGCGTCCTGTCCCTCGAAAGCGCCCTTTACCTTGTTCACGCATTCGTGCGTGAGCTTGGTGACTTCATCGCGGTTCTGGATCACGTACTGCATAAACTGCGCAGCCGCCAGCCCATAGTGTTTACTGGTGGCTTGGTAAATCTGAGCTGCTATATCCGATGGCACAGCCGTGTCGATGATTAGCTCGATGGCCCGGTTACGCTGCGCTTCTGTCAGGTGCGTCTGGTTCGCCTCCATGATCGGATTGTTGGTAGTAAGGAATGCTACCAGCCGCCAGTTGCCGCCGGTGCGCCAGTCCCTGGCACGGTTCAGCGAGTCCTTGCCCCTGCCGTTTGCAATCATGTAGAGCAGGTTACCGACCTGTTTATCTGCAAGGCTAGTCACCTCGTCCATCAGATACGGCACCGAGTGCAGCGTTGCAAGGTGCATGTCCGTGGAGTTCTTGGTGGCATCCGCAGACTGAAACAGAGCATCAGGCTGGCCATAGATCGACAGCGCGGCACGCGCAGCCAGCGTTTTGCCTCGGCCAGACGCACCAGCCAATGAAATAGCCGCACCAGCAACGTCCATCAGCTGCAGTAGCGGCGAGCCAAAGCCAGCAAGGATGCAGAACTGGTGTTTTTCTAGCCCTGGGCGGTTGAGCAGATCAATGCCTGCCTTCCATTCTTCAAGATCACCCTGCGGTGCCAGCTGCGACAGCGGCCCGTTGCGCTCGATGGTCGTGGCCTCCAGTCCGTCAGCTGTAACCTTATGGGTGCCAAGCACAAACTCTGAATCGTCGGCGTGCCAGCCAAGTCGGGCATAGTATTCGGTCACCTGTCTCTCGGCCAGCAGCTTATTTGTAAGCTCACTGATATACATATTCCATACCTTCGCGTTGGGTATTAGCGTGGCAAGCCCTTGGCCACCAGCCCACTCCAGCATTTTTGTCGGGCTGCCAATCAGCGACAGCGGCATGAGGGTGCGACGCCAGCGGCCATCCGGGCGCAGCCAAACCAAAAGCAGCTTGGCATCATCGGCGTCCATGTCAGTCTCGCCACGGCGGCTGCGGAACGTCTCGCCATACACAGGCGTGAGCGAGGCAAACTGTTTTTCGATGCTGCCATCGTCAGCTTCCATCGCCTTGTAAACGCCCTTGGCCGTAATGTGCCAGTCGTTAACTTTGCTCGGGCGCTCCGGCGCTTCCTCGCTGTCCTCCGGCTGCGGCGCAGGTGCAGGAATAGAAATAGGCGAGCGCACCGCACCAGCAAACGGGCAGCCTGCACACCCACCGGGATTAACTGCCGAGAAATGCTCGCAGGTTGCCGGGCCAGCGGTGTTCTCCGCCTTGCGGTCAGTCTCTGCAGCGTCGTACCTGGGGTCACCTTGGCTGATTTTATGAATCAGATCCTCGCCACCATCGCAGCGGTAAACTACCGACAGCACGGCACGCCAGTACGGCTCGGCAATGCCAGCGCTTTGCACCTTAGCTGCCTCACGCACTTGCTTGCAGCCCTGCAGCACATTCTCTATCTGCGCCGGTGGCAGATCAGCTGCGTCCACGCTCCACTCGTCAGGCTCTTTCTGCGGCTTTGCGTCACGCAGCGGCCCAACCGAGGGCAGTGTCTGCTGAAACCCTTCGAGCGTGTACTTCGTACCCGAGCGGCGCAGTAGCTTGACCGGCTGCGGGTTCTCGGGATCCTTCATGTTCTGGGTGCCAGGCACTCGCAGAATACGTGCCGCGTCTGCCGTTATGGCATGGTCGGCATCCAGTCCCTTGGTGATACACGCACGCTTGAAGTGCTCGGCCACCGGCTGCCAATCCTCAGCTGGCACCGGCTTATCCAGTGTCCAGTAAAGATGCAGCCCGTTGCCGCTATCGACCACAACTGTCGGCTCAGGCAAACCAGACTGAATAAACGCCTTCAGCGCCTCAGCTTTGGTGGCATAGCCCTTGCCGTCACCGCAGTCCAGATCCAGCCAGAAGTTTTTCAACTGCGCTGCATTGTCCTGACTGCGCTTGCGGTCAGTGAATTCGGCCATCGACCAGTACAAGTCGCCATGCCCACCCTGCTTTGACATTGCCAGGGCAGCACGAAACGCCTCGTTCCGATCTTGATACCAGTAATGTTTGACTCCAGCGGAGCCGATGGATACTATTGCTGTCAGCATTGCTTCTCTTCCCCGATGCTGCCCCCTCGCCCGGTCAACCCACGGCCGGGCATTTTTTTACCCAATGATTTCTTTGACGAGTTCGGACTGGTTGCGTACGGACGGTGCCGGCAGTTTCTCATTCTCTGCCGCCTTCTCTAGCAGTGGGAGAACCATCTTAATCCGCAGCGCCGTTCCCATACAAGGCTTCGACTTCTCTTTCTCCCAATTTAGCAGCGTCTGCCGGGATACTCCGAGCAACTTCGCAACACTTGTCTGCGTCAGGTTCCAGCCCTCGCACTTACTGCGGAACTGGGCCAAAGCCTTGCGGCTCAACGCTTCGAGCTTCTCGTTGTTTTCCTGAATCGTTTCCATGTCAGCCTCCTGCTGGGGGCCGCAGCCCCCAGCTAATCTGTTTACTTAAGCAGGTTTAGAATGTCGTCCAGCGACTCGCCATCGTCCGAGCTGTCCTCGGCTTCAGGCTCTTCAGTCTCTTCGACCACCTCTGGTTCCGGCTCGGGCTCCGGCTCTGGCTCTGGCTCGGGCTCAGGTTCTGGCTCTGGCTCCGGTTCCGGCTTAGGCTCAGGCTTGGCCTCCGCCTTTTTCTTGGCGGGCTTCGGCGGCTCGACCTTCTGCTCGACAATCGGGCCTTCCTCTTCCTTGTGATCCAGCGCTTTGCTGAATTCCTCGGACTGCCGGCACTCCACGATGCTCACGTACTCGTCCTTGTTGACCACGCGATGGAAGCTAAACTGCAGCCGTGGGTACTCGTCATCGGTAAACCCGAGCGTTGTCACCACCTGGTGCGGCTCGAACTGATTGCGGGCTAGCGCCTGCACGTACTCGCGCATCTGCAGCTCCGGGCCAGTCTCACCCTTGCGCTTGCGAAGCGACGTAGCAGCCACGTCCAGCACCACCGGGGCGTAGATCTTGTGCTCCGGCAGGAACACCAGCACCCGCTTGTAGTCATCGCATTCTTTGCGCATCGTGCCGTTCGGCCCCTTGGCCCAGACGTTGCGAGGGCAGGTAGCACACAGATCCGACTGTTTCTCCTGCACATTGGCATCAGGCTCAACGCCATCAGCACTGGCACATGCAGGTGCCTTGATCTCGCCGGACTGGTAGTTACCCAAGTAGAACCGGCGGCTTGTGTTGTTGCGAGCGCCCACCAGAATCACGTCGAGCGTGCTGGTTTTAAGGCTGACCTCCTGACCATCCCGGCGCAGCCGGAACACCTTGCCTCGCACCGAGAGCACGGGCATGTCAGAGATAGCGCCGCCGCCCAGGCCGCCCATGAACTCCGAAGTCGTTGACCCATCCGATGCCGCAGCGGGCAGGAAGTCGGGCCGTTCGTTAATTACCAGATCATTACTCATTGCTTGTCCCCTTACTTGCGACGGACGTTTACAGTCTTGACCTGCGAGAACCGCAGGCCCGGTACATCGCCACGCTCCAGCGCAGCTTGCTTGCTGACGCGCTTTTCTAGCACGTCGTATGCCTCGTTATCACGTACGTACTCGAGCACGCTATCCCAGTCATCAACAGTGACTGAGCTGTTTACCTTAGTGAACACGGTGCCGTGCTCACCACCCATTTTCTCGACACCAGACTCGTCGAGCTTCTGCTGCATCAGCGCTTCTAGCTTGGCCAGACCCATGTCATAGGGCTCCAGCTCAGCTTTGTGCCGATCCACCACTTCCTTTTTCTTGTCTCGCAGCTGTACGTACAGCTGGATCAACTGATCTACGCTCATTGTTCTTCCCCTAAATTGTGGCAAGTGCGTCGAGCACTGCCTGCTGCAACTTCACCCTGGCATCCGTTCTTTGGAAAAGGGCTTGGACAAAATTGTGGGCGACCAGGTGGATAATGTCAACAGGCTTTGTCTGTCCGTTACGGTACACCCGCGCATTCGCTTGCTGGTATTGCTCGGCACTGGTCGGCGGAAGCGCCCACAGCACGCAGTTTGAGCCGGTCAGCGTGAGCCCATGGGACATGGTAGCTGCCACTGCCACCACCGCCTGCACCTCGCCACGGTTTATCTGATTGTAGATGCTGGCGCGTGTGTCCCGGTCAATATCGCCATGGATAATAGGACAGTCCAGTGCTTTGGCTAGCTTGCCAGCTGCTGCCCGGAAGGGCACAAAAATCAGCACCGGCTCATGGCGCTCAGAGACAACTTCCTGTACAGCCTCAACCCATGGCGTGGCATCGAGCTCCAGCATCTTTTGCTCGCCCGTGCGCTCGTCCTCGTATCTGACCGAGCCAGTGAGAATCTGCAGCGCTTTGCTGGCGGCCACCGCTGCGTTCGCTGCAGTAATCGTGCCGCCCTCGAACTCAGCCAGCGCGTCATCGCGCATTTGCTTGATCGCTTTTTTCTGTGCACTGGTCAGCTCATAGTGCCGGGTGAACGTCGAGAGTGTTGGCAGATCCAGCGCCTCCTCCCGGCTGGTGCGCGTGCCAGGCTGCAGCCATTTTGTCAGTGTCTCCTGCGCGTTGGGCCTTGGCACCCAGGTAAATTCACTGACCTTGATCTCAGTTAAATCCCGCCAGTAGCGTTGCGTCATGCGCTCTGCTTTGGGGTTGACCAGCTTGATCGGGTTGTACGCATCAATCGGCCCCTGCGGTGCAGGTGTGCCAGACATCATCACAAGCCACGGGTCATCGCGCTTTATCAGCTGCTTTAGTGACTTGCTGCGCTTGGCGGACACAGACTTAAATGCAGTGAACTCATCCACGATCACGCCATCGACCAGCGGCAGCACCTCGACCACCGAGTGCAAACTCTCCGGGTTAATCAGAAACACCTCGTAGCGATCGTCAGCTGCCATCTGCAACCGGCGCTCCCGGCTGCGCTTGGTCAGATCTGCTACCTTCCAGTCCGTGTGCAGGAACAATTCATTGCACCAGACGCCATGGACAATCGACATGGGTGCCACGATCAAGTGCCGCTGGTGCCCGTTGCGCTCACGCATAGCCTGCATGGCCCAGATTGCCGAGAGCGTTTTGCCTGTGCCTGGGTCGTCCAGCACAAAAGACTTGTGGTGCTGCAGTGTGCTCGCAACCGTCCGGCGCTGGTGGCTCATGGGCTTGTGCTGGCCGGCGAACTGCCAGTATTTGTCCTGCGTCGGTGCCTCAGCATCCATGCCCGTGGCGAGGATCGCCCGGTAGTTAGGCACGCTGGCGCGTAGCGCATGGCCTATTGGCTCACCGTCGCGCATCGCTTTAATCGTACCGAGCTCACGCTGCACCCCGACTGGCAGATCACCCCGCCAGATATAGTGCCCCCTGTGCAGGTGCCAGCTCACTTGTTTTTGCTCGCCTGAATCGCACGACCTTGCCGCTCAGCTTTCGCCTTGGCACCGGAGCCCGTGTAGCACGTGCCCTCGTCGCCCCACTTGTATCCGCTCTTGCCCTTACTGGTGCACTTTTTTACTGGCATCCCGTGTCTCCATCCAATCTAAATAAAACCAAACCAATCGCACATTCGTCTCATCAATCACCAGCGCCGCAGCGCCGTTGGCCTCGCACTTGTCCAGCTGCAGCTCCTGCGCAGCCGAGGGCTGGTTGCCGTTGTACTTTGTCTCAATAGCAAAGGGCGTGCCGCAGTACCAGCCGATAATGTCAGGCACCCCTGGCGTTGAGAATCCTCGCTGGTGGGGCATCGTGTACCACGCACCCCGCCGCCGCAGCTCAGTCGTGATCTTCTTTTTGACCGCCGCCTCGTTACGCATCGAGCTTGGCAATCAGCCGATCCAGATACCACCGAGCTTTTTTCAGATCCTCGACACCATTCTTGTGCCGCTCGCGCCAGATATACTTAACAGCGTTGCCCTTGTAGTAGCCCCGCATTTCCGATGCTGTCAGCTGCTCCTCGATAGCGTCGATGCACTCGATGCTGCCTTGGGTGTAATGGCTCGGGTGGTTGACCCGATCAGTCTGCGCTTCGGTATCGCTCTCAATCTCTGCTAGTTTCTTCAAGTCCATCAGTCATCCTTCTGATATTTAACCGGGTTTTCATTGTAGCGGCAGGCATAGTAGTCGCAGAATCGGCACAACCAGCCAGGCTGCGGCAGGTGCTCGGTATCTTCCTCGACCTTGCGAATCAGATCCCAGATCCTATCCTGCGCCTTATCGTCCCTGTTCAGCGGCACCACTTGGTGCTGGTCTACATAGACAAACCTGAATTCAACCGGAACCTTACGGCCTGCAAGCGCTTGGGCGAACGTTGTGTACACGTCTGCCTGAATCTTTTTCGGACGAACCTTTCCCGTTTTCCAATCGAGAACGAGCGCTGCATCGCCGGTTGCCAAATAAACATCCATGACCCCGCGCAATCTGACCTCTTCAGACTCAAACTCAACGGGCTCTCCGCTCGCTCCCAAACCCACTTTAACCTCAGCGGCAGCGCCCTTGCGGTGCAGCTTTTCAATAAGGCCGGGCGGCGTCCATATATCGTCGGGCTCCACCCCTGTTTGCAGACCTGTTTCCAATTCCTCATGTATCTGCGTCCCCCGTTGTGCTGCCGGGTGCTCAATGTACGGCACCACCTTGTCCACATACTTGGCCTTCCATAGCCGCGGGCAGTTTGTCCAAGTCTCAAGACTGGACGCTGAGTGCTTCATCAGTACAGCCCCGCGAAATACTCATCCACTGCCGTGTCCACAGCAATTTCCTTGCGCCAGTCCTCAACGTCGAAGTCGAGCAACGCATCGTATGCTGCCGCCCTTGCGCCCCGTACGTCATGCCCCTCGATGCAGCTGTCATCCATCGCTTGCACCGCAATCGCACACATAAAGTCCAGATCATCCATCTTTCTTGTCCTCACCAAGAACCATCCACACAAACAGACCGGTGAAAGCCAGAACCAACACTCCAGCCGCTAGTGCCAGCACCCCCAGTCCCACATTCAAGATCCCACACATTACTTCGCCTCCGCGTAGTTACTCACAATGCCACCCTCAGACGCCAAGGGCAGATCAGAACACCAGTCAGGTGCGGTATCCATCACCTGTTGCATATACTGCAAGCACTGCTCGGCTTCATTCTCCGGCACACTGCACACCACCTCATCGTGCACCACCAGCACCACCGGGTACTTCGCTGCTATATCCACAGCATGGTGCAGCAGGGTAATATCCCGCGCCGTCGCCTGCACTGCGTTTTCACAGAATAAACCGTGCCAGTATTTGCTCCTCGTGTCCACACCCTTTGGCGCGAACGGCTGCGGGCGCTGGAACGTTTCGCCATTCATTTCCGGGTACACCATGCACCGCCCCGTCGGCAGCTCCTGATAGCCCACCCGCTCGATTTTCTTAAGCGCCCGCCAATACCTGGTCACCGCACTTCGCGCGTTCCGATACGTGCTCACCACATGCTCAGCTGTCTCGGCGTCCATCGGCACATTCATTGCGTCACAATACGTCTGGAACCCGCCGGGCCCAGCGCCGAACCCAAGCCCGAGCACCGCCGATTTCGCCACCTGCCGCTGGCCCTTGGTCACGTCGTCCTCACTGCGCAGGTTGTACAGATCCACCGCGAACGCCTTGTAAGGATCCGCCCCACGCCTGAAAACATCCAACGTCTGCTCGTCCTGCGCCAGCCATGCCAGCACCCGCACCTCAATTTGCGAGGCGTCGCACACAACCAGCTTGTGACCCGGAGGCGCGATCAGCGCTTGGCGATGCGGCCCACCCCGTGGCATGTTCTGCGGATTGAGCCCACCGCTGCCACCACTGCGTCCTGTATGCGCCCGGTAATAGTCTACGCTCATGGGCAACGCCCGCTTGCCATCACCACTGCTAGCCAGCATTCGCTGCGCCCTAGTCCGCGCGATGTTACTGCCAGCTTCACTTCTCAATTCAGCCGCTTTTTGAACACGTGGATCAGAATGCGCCAACAATCTGCGCATAAACGCGTCATCTTTTGCCAGCGCCAGCTTCTGCCGGCCTGTCTTGGTGTCCTTGTACTCGGGCTCAACCCCCAGCTTTTCTAGCAGCGCTGCAAAGTTCTCATCCTTGCGCAACCAGCTTTTCCGCTCGGCTTCCTCCTCGCTCTCATAGGCCACGGGCACCAGCACCTCGGCGTCCACCCGCAGAGACTCAGCCCCCGGCGTGCTCATCAGAACGTGCAGCGTCGATAGCTTCTGCTCCCGCTCGGGCCAATGCTGCCAGTAGCGCGTCGCCACCTCGCCGGCGATCTCAATATCCCGCAGCGCATAATTTGCCAACGCCTCACCACCAGCATCCACCGCCTCGGCCGTGTCCCCCTTGTCCATGCCCACCATGCGCCCGATCTCGGCAATGCTCACGCCCACGTCGTGCGGGTGCAGCCCCTGGGCACTGGCCCATCGGCACAAATGCAGCGTATCGAGCAGCCCTAGCTTGTCGCGCCACAGCTGGCTACGCAGCCGCCGGTAGCTGTTCCAATAAAATCGCTGCCAAGCGGACAGATCAAACGCTGCATTGTGACAGGACAGCACCGCAGAACCCTCGGCGATCTTGTCCACAGCCTTGTGCAAAAACACCCCCAGCGCATCGCCCTGCAAATACTGGCGCTGTTCACCAATGCCAACCGCTGCCCCCAGGCACTCCGTGCGCTCATCGTGCAGGTACTCCGGCACCGTTTGCGAGCGTAGCCCGTGCGGCTTTTCTCCTTTCGGCGTCCTTGCCGTGTAGCTTGTCTCGAAGTCCACGAATATGATCGGCTTCATCCCCGCTGCTCCCGCTTATTCCTCGCCCATGCCTCGTGCATCATGGCCTTGAGCGCATCGGCGTCCTGGGTTGTAGCCATGCCCCGGCGAATCCGGCGCAGTATATCCTCGAATCGCTCACGGTCAGTCATCACGCCCTCCCCGGCTGATGCATCTGGTAAAGGATATGGTGGATATGTTTTGGGTTTGCTTGCACCTGCTCGCGCACAACGTCCACGTCCAGCCCCAGCATGTCGCAGATCCACCGGCATGACATCGGCGCAGCGTCATCGCTCATCACCCACTGATAGGCCCGAAACTTGCGCTCCGGGCTCGGTGAAGTTTGGCAGACCTGCCGGCGTCCTGGGCGCTGTCCACGCTGGTCGCACGCATCCATAAGGGCACGGTTTAACACTTGCGCGATCAACACCCGCTCGGGCTCGGCTTCACGCTGCTCAAGTTCGAGCACATAGGCATTGTCCAGTCTATTCTCAAGCATCGTAATCCTCCGGCTGGCGCATAATGTCCAGAACCTTGTCATGAAGGGCGTCAATCTCCTGGTCTAGCAGATCCGCGCCACCGTTGTGCGACAGAATCTCAAACTCCAAGTCCTCGTCCTCCGGCTCGATACAATCGCCCATGCCCATGCCGGTCTGAATCATATCCGCGCCCGGGTTGTAATGCAGCACCTCAACGGTCACCGTTGCGAAGTCAACCTCAACATCGAATCGCATCACTCGCACCCCTCACGTCCTTTATACGGGGGCCATCCGGCGTCCCCGTTAGTCTTGTCCCAGATCTCCACCATTTCGCAATATTCCTCGGCTTGCCGCTCGGCTTCACTCTGCTCAGGCGCTGTTACATACAACGCAGCCAGGCACGCGGCCAGGATTGCGCCTATCAATAAACGCTCAGTCATTACTTGGTCTCCTGCATTGCTTCGGCATCTGCTACACCCTGCGCATCCGAGCGGGTCAGACCTTCGGCTTCCAATTCACGCACGCGGTCCTCGTATTGTTTCGGCGTCATGTCATTCTCCAATAAAAGGCCCGCCACCGTAGCAGCGGGCGCGTTAGTCTCAGCCGCGCATCACCATGATGACGGCCCGCGGGCGCTCCAAGTCAGTGCCCATAAACAGCACCGGCGCGTTTTCGTTGCCCTGTTCGCGGTAGAATTGCGCCATGCCTTCGCCAGGCATGGCCAGCGCATCGTCCACGTATTGCTTATTGAGCGCCACGCCATCGGGCATCCGATACACTGCCTTCCCCTGTATTTCATCCACCGCCCAGGTGCTAACGTCCAGGCGCTGCAGCGGTAACGTGCCCGGCCGCGGCGTAATCCGTTGCCAATCAGGATAGCGCCATTCTTCGGCATCGTGGAGCCATTCCAGCGTTTTCGGGCAGTAATAGCCCGGCTGCATCCCTTCGGGCAAGTCAATCACGTGCATACGGTGGCCATTGGTTGCGACCAGGTACCCGGCCGGATCCGCGTATACATAATTGAGATAGTAACGGACGTCTTTTTTGCCGGCCGCCTTCGCCACCCATTGCTCCAGGGTTTTCGCTGCACGCGGTGCCGGTGGCATGAAATGACGGTATAGCTGGCCCAAGTGAAACAGCGCGTCATCGGATAGCTGCTCCGCGTGATCCTCGAAGATCACCTTCAGGGCGTTTTGCGCTTCGGCTTTCTTGTACTTACGTACACCATCGCGCTCGATATCAGCGGCGAACGCCGCCAGTGTTTTGTCAGTCATTGCTCAATTCTCCAGTACGTGAACGGTATAAGTGAGAAAATCACCCGCTAATTCATCCGGCGTATCGGTGCCGAATGCGGTGCGGAACTCCGGTTCGCCTTCCACGTCTACCACCGGGCCGGGTAATTCACGCATGAACGCCTCCACGCGCTCACATTCCGCGTCATCAATAAGTCCAGAAAAATCGCCATATAATAACGCCGTGGCCCATGGCGCGGGCGCAATCACTTCCATCGTCTCAACCTTAGCCATTGTTGCTTCCCTCATGTTGTCTGCCTCATCAGTGACCGGAGACAATCCCGGCCAGACGCCCCAGCTGGGGCGTTTCGGCTAATTAAACCACCGGCGGGCAACGCCCCGGCCTAGCTCCTGACGGGCTGTTACTGCTCGAAAACTCGCGAGCGGCGTATTCACCGCCCAATGATTCCACAACGCATCTGCCAGCACCGCGCAAGCGGCCCGCCGATACTCTACCGCGCCATACTGGCCCGGGGTATATTCAAGCGAGCCATCATCGCGCAAGCTAAGGCGGCCGCCAAAGGCCCGGCGGAACGCTTCGCGCAGGTCATCCGCGCTCAAGCTATCGCGCCACCGCACGGCCGCAACCAGCTTGCGAAAGTCCTGCAACGGCTGCAGGCAACCTTCACGATAGTCCTGCCGGTACAGATCCGGCCGGCCGGCATAATTTGCAGGCTCCAGGCCCGGGCGCTTGTTCACGAATGTTTCGAGCGTCTCAAGAATGTTTTCCTTAATCATGATTGCTTCTCCTAGTATCCCAGCCATGCCAGCACGTCACTGGCGGCATATTCAGGCGCGTAGCCCATTTCGCGGTAGAACATCGGCCATTCACTGGCCGGCACCCCGTGGCGCTTCAATTCAACAATGGCACGCTTTCGCGTGATCGTGATTCCCTCGGCACTTTCGCTATATGTCATCATTCCGCCCCTTATAAGTAAGCCGGGTTAACCTGGTCACGATGCAATGGCGCGCTGGTAACGTACTCGCCCGCATCATGATCGAAAACTTCAGTCTGCACCTCAATGACATGCGGGTTATCGCGCAAGTATCGCACCGGGTTGAACGTGTCCACCTCGATCACACAAGCGCGGATGCCCTTGCCCTCGATGTTTGCAATAAGTGTCAGTTTCATGCCATAGCCCCTATGCTTTGGATGGGCGGGCCCGCAGGCCCGCCGGTTACTTGTTACCCGGTCAACGCTACGTCACGCGCTACGCTGGCAGCGTATGCTGACAATTCTTTGTTGGTGCTCAAGTGCCATAGCGTTTCGCTTTCGTCCAGCTGCAATTTGCGGCCGATTGCATCGAGCAACACTGGCAGCACTTTGGCTTCACTTGGAAACAGCCCATGGGACTGCGCAACATCGAGCAACACTTGTTCGCGATATGTAAGGTTTCGGTCGGTCATGTCTAACCCCTTTTGCGTTGAGTTCGTGGCCAGTCTTGCACACCACCTCAACAGATGTCAAACACCTTGGACACAATCAAACATGACAAGCGCTCGCGCCTAGTGTCACAAGGGTTTGACGGTACACGTCCGCACCATGGATGACGCACAACCCCTTAGGCGCTAACAGGCATAGTGTCCAACCCCTTGCACGCTAACCAGGGAGATAATGCCAAAAGGGGTGACGCCGTGTTCCAATTGTTCCAATTTACAATTTCGCTTGTTACCTTATAAGTTATTGATTCGCAACGATTGTTCGGCTTGTTCCAATTGTTACCGTTTTTTCAGAGGTAAAATATTTTTGCTTTACATTATTGGCAAACTGTCTATTACCTTTTACAAGCAAAAACCCATATAAGCTCTAGAATTATGGTAACAATTGGAACAATGGTAACAATTTAATGAAATCAATTACTTATGCTAGTACATGCTGTTCCAATTGTTCCAACTTGTGCCAGAATTGCAGCAGAATCAATCACTTAGCTATTGTAAAAACTCTTTTACAGACAATTCCATTTACACTTTCGCAAAGTAAAAGCAAAAGATGTTTTGCGTTTTAATAATTAAATGGCAAACGCCTTTTACAATTAGACCCCCCGGCCCCGTTTTTTCTTTTTTCTAATTGGCAGGGGGTACCCCCAAAAATCGCGCGCGTGCTCAGCCTTAGCGTGCCACTCACACAACTCAGGCCAATTTTCAGTTTTGCCTGTCAAGTACCTTTGTCACTTTGTAAATCGTTTACGGCTCGGCTTCATGATGGTATAAGGCGCCTATGGATCTAGCTAAACACCAACCGCCGGCCGAGGTTCCTGCTAAGCCACAGACGTGGGTGCAGGAGCTTGCCTATGACATTGCTCTGGAGTACCACCCTCCCGAGGAGCTGCAGGAAAAATACAACTTGCCTGCTGAGGAGTACGAGGCTGTTGCCAGTTCGCCCCCGGTAAAACGTGCTGTGTCTGCCTATCGGCGGATGATTGACGAGGAATCCTCGCAAGCGCGGCTTAAGACCAAAAAACTCGCCTCGGTGCTGGTGGAGGAAGCGGCGGCGATTGCCATGGATCGTGGCATGGAGCCAGCGGTGCGCCTTCGCGCTATTGAGAACATCTGCAAGTACGCAGGGCTTGAGAAAAGCAACACTGATAGCGACAGCAATAACAACGCAGCACCGTTTATGGTGAACATCCAGGTCAACACATGAATAATTCTGAGGAGTTCAACGGGATCAATTACACCCCGTCTCCGGTGGCAACGGAGTTCATGCAGTCCAACGCCGTGGTGCGAGGGCTCATGGGCCCGCTGGGCTCGGGTAAATCCGTTGCGTGTGCTATGGAGCTGGTGCGTCGAGCGTGCGAGCAAAAGCCTGACAAGAAGGGAATTCGTAAAACGCGCTTTGCAATTATACGTAACACCGTGCGGATGTTGAAAGATACGACGATTAAGACGGTGCACGACTGGTTGCCGCCCGGGTTGGCGGGGCGCTGGTACGCAACGACCAATACCTTCATGCTCAGTTTCGCGCTGCCTGATGGCACGACGGTCGAGAGTGAGTGGATGTTCCGGCCGCTGGAATCCTCCGAGGACGTGCGCAACCTGCTCTCGCTGGAGCTGACCGGTGCCTGGGTTAACGAGTATCGTGAGGTCAACCCGGACATTTTTATCAACCTGCTCGGTCGAATTGGTCGGTATCCAAAACAGTCTGACGCGCCGCCTACGTGGGTGGGGGTGATTATGGATACTAACCCGCCGGCGGTAAGCACTTTCTGGCACAAGCTATTTGAGTCCGAGGAGCACGATGCCAACCTGGCAGAGTTTGCAAAGAAGTTTGGGCGACCGGTGAAAATGCTCTACAAGCAGCCTTCGGGCATGTCAGACGCTGCGGAGAACAAAGAGCACCTGCCCGATGGGTATTACGAGCTTCTGCTAGCTTCTGGTCGGGACGAGGACTGGCTGAATGTGCACGTGCACGGTGAGTACGGCACGCGGCGCGATGGGCTGCCTGTCTATCCGCAGTTTAACGTCAAGGTGCACAAGTCTGAGGTGCCGCTCGAACCCTCGCCTAGTAACCCGCTGTCGATCGGGGTGGACTTTGGGCTAACGCCGGCTGCAGTGATTTTCCAGCAGAACGCGCTGGGCCAGTGGCTGGTGCTATCCGAGCTGGTGAGCCAGAACATGGGCATCGAGGAATTTGCCAAGAAGCTCAAGAATTTTCTGCGCACGCGATTTCCTGATAACAACCGCTACGATATGTGGTGTGACCCCGCGGGTAACCAGCGCAACCAGGTTAACGCCACCACGCCGTTTGAGATCCTGCGCAAGGAGGGCTTTACGCCACGGGCGGGGCCGAGCGATCTGGACACGCGGCTTGGGGCCGTTCGGCGTCCTCTCAATCGTATGGTTGACGGAAAGCCTGGGATGCTAGTCAACGCCGAATGCCAGACGTTACTTGAGGGCTTTATGGGCGGGTATCACTACGTTACTCAGGACAAAACGGGCGAGCCGCGCGATGTGCCTAACAAGACATTTGAATCTCATGTACATGACGCTTTACAGCATGGGCTGGTAGTTTATGAGGGGCCGCAACTTGCTGGTAAGGCTGGCAGGCGCTGGGGCCGGCCAGGTCAAGCTAAACCAATCAAGCCCAAGGGGTGGAACGCATGGACGGCGGCTTAGAAAAATCACTTAAGCCAGAATTCATTGATAGTTTTCTGGAGCTCTTTAAGTTTATATACAAAGATGATGCTGAGGCTACGCGGGTTAGCTTGGAGCTGCTTAAGGTAATTCACGTTTGGGATGATTTAGTAGATCGTGACTCTGTAACAACCGAGCAGATCAACGCTGCTTTTTCTAGTGCGCTGTTTGAGATAAGCGAGTCGTGGTTGTGGGATGCTGGGGCTGTTGCTCTAGCAAGAGTGCAGTACGCCAAGTGGCGAGCATCGAATGCTATTGAGCAAAACAAAGATGCAACACCTGAGAACAAAGCTGTCGCGTATGTTTACCGAGCAGGTTTTTTTGATCTTTTCTGCTACTTTGCATATAAGCTCTACGGCATGGAGTGGGTAGATACCATTTCGCCTGTGATTGCAATGTGGTATGGAGAGCCTATAGAATCCTACGAATCAGAATTCTGGAGTTAAAATTATGGCTGATCCAGTAACAGCGACGATTGTTGGAGGCACAGCTCTGTTTAGTGCTAAGCAGCAGAGGGATGCTGCAAAAAGCGCAGAGCGTGCACAAAAACGAGCCCAAGAGCAGGCTGAGCAGCGCATTGAAGAGCAGCAGCAGCGCTCTGAGCAGATTGTTCAGCAGGAGCAAGAACAGCAGCAGGAAGAACAGCAGGAAACTGAGCAGCGCCGTCGGCGTCAGCTTAGAAGCGCGATTGAGCCTAGCCCGTCGCTGTTTAGTGTGCTTGGCCAGAGTCAGAGCCAAGGCCGGTCAACCCTGGGGTAAATTATGGATGCTCGCGAAGCGATCTCGCGCGTACAGCAGCTGTTTGACTATCGGGCTGAGTATGAAGCTCTGTGGGAAACAGCGTACAAGTACATTGCCCCTGAGCGGGCGCTGATCTATACCAACAAGCGCCGGACGCCCAGTGAGATTCAGGATGAGGTGTTTGACTCGACAGCGATTGACGCTGCGGAGCGCCTGACCAACCTGATTATCTCGGGCCTTGTCCCGCCGTGGCAGAAGTGGTTCCGCGTCGCACCGGGCGTTAATGTGACCGAGCTTGACGAGCGCGAGCAGCTGCGCCCTGCCCTGCAGCAGATTGAGAACCTGATGTTCTCGATGCTTTCGCGCTCAAACTTTTATCAGGAAATGCAGCCAACGATCCTCGACCGCATTGTGGGCGGGACGAATGGCATTGCGATGTTCCCTGACGCGGACAACCAGACGCTGCGCTTTAAGTGCATTCCGCTTGGTGAGCTAGCTATTTCCGAGGATGACACGGGCAAGATTGTCACCATTGCGCGTAAGTACAAGCTAAACGCCCGGCAGCTGGAGGACAGCTACGGTAACAAGGTGCCTAAAGAGCTGCGTGAAAGTGCTAAGCAGGGCACGGAGCGCCAGGATCAGGACATTATCGCAATCAACGACCAGACGGCTACGGGCATGTGGCGCTACATGGTAGTGCACAAAGGCTCAGGCACAGTGCTGGAAGATGAGACGCGGATGTACCCGTATTTTTTTGCTTCGCGTTGGGCGAAGATTCCTGGCTCGGTTTATGGCCGTGGCCCAGGTTTGCGTGCGCTTTCTGATGTACGGGCGCTGAACAAGGTCAAAGAGCTACAGCTCAAGAACGCTGCGAAGGCAGTGGCAGGTATTTACACCGTTGTCGATGATGGTGTGGTCAATCCGTACACTCTGACGTTTGAGCCGGGCACTTTTATGCCTGTTGGCTCGAATGACCGGACGAACCCGACAATCGCTGAGCTACCAAGTTCCGGTGATTTCAACGTCTCAATGTTTACCATGGAGGATCTGCGGGCTTCGATTCTGAATGTGTTTATGGCTGATAACTATGGGCCGACGGACACAACGCCAATGACGGCTACAGAAGTGCAGGCGCGCACGCGCATTATTGCGCAGGACATGGGCGCGACGATCAGCAGGATGCAGTATGAAATGCTGCTCCCGATTGTCCGGGCCGTGTACGGCTTTATGGCCGAAATGGAAATGGTTCCGCCGGATCTGGATGTTGAAGGTGGCGCGATGGATCTTGAATTCGTCAGCCAGCTTGCCCAGGCCCAGTGGGCTATTGATGAGCAGAACCTGCTTGAGTACACGCAGACTGCCGTTACCTTCGGTGAGGTTGATCCGAAGGCTGGCCTGATTATTGATGTGCACAAGGCGCTTAGCAAGATTGCTGAGATCAAGCATATCCCGCCAGAGGTGCTGCGTAGCCAGCAGGAAATTCAGGATGTAATTGAGCAAGCATCGCAAGCCCAGGCTACTACTGAGCAGCAGCAGGGCGGAGGAGTTGTCGGTGGGGTGGAGTGAATTTGATCCCAAGGATCGTGAAGAGAAGCGCGACGCACAAAGTGAAAAGCATCAGGAGCATTTGCGTGCTCTTGGTACAGCCGCAAAACGCGGGATTGCTGGCGAGAAACAGGACGTACTGCTGAGGTTTTTGCAGTCACGTGCTAACAGTGTCAGCTACCGCCCCGGAGCATCCGCTGAGGAGGTTGCCTTTAATGAAGGGCAGCGCTCGTTGGCTTTGCAACTACTTAAACTAGCAGGAGAAGTATGATGGACGAAGAGGCACAAGCCACAGAACAGGTGGCCCCCGATTCGACCCAGGAGACACCGGAAACCACGGAAACTCAGGGCGGTCAGGAGACAATCTTTGATGGTGTGGAAGCGGCCCCGGCCCCGGCTGAGCAGCCTGCTCAGGAACAGGAATACGTTGATACGCCAGAGAACCCGGACGCGCGACCCGAGTGGCTACCGGAGAAATTCAAAACGCCCGAGGAGCTTGTAAAAGCCTATAACGAAATGGGCACTAAGATCCGTGAGAAAACTGAGCCGCCCGAGCAGTATGAGGTAAAGCTCGAAGATGGCTCGGATGTAGAGCTTACGGAATCTGATGTTGAAGTGTTCAAGGACGTGGGCCTGAATAACGAGCAGGCCGCCAAACTGACAAATTACTTTTACGAGTCCGTAGTGCCTGGTTTGATGGAGGCCAAAGCGGATATTGAAAAGCAGCGTTTGTCGCTTGAATGGAACATGGATGCCAACAGTAACGAGTTCACTCAGCAGCTTGCGCAGGTGAAGTCATGGGCCAATCAGAATCTGCCGGAATCGGTAGTGACTGAGCTTTCACGCACGGCCAATGGCGTTGCCACCATGACGCAGCTTATGGAGCAGGGTGCTAAGAGTCATCGTGCAGTTGGCGAGTCTAGTCAGCCACGGCCGGATAAAACCCAGCTGATGGAAATGATGAATGACCAGCGATATTGGAATGGTGATGAAGATTATCGGGAGTATGTACGACAGCAGTTTGAGCGTGCATACGACTGATTAAATTGACAAACGCGGGGTCGTGTTTTACGCTCGGCCCTGATCTAGTTAATTGGCTTACCCGCGTAGCGGCCCCGATTGCTAGTAGACTTGCCGAGACTGGCCCCGAAATGGCTCACCCAGTGCAGGCAGTAAAGAAGATGTATTTACTAACTGTGTGAGGAAACCAAAATGTCTACGACTGTACCTACTTCGTTTATCGAACAGTACGAGGCCGAGGTCAAGCAGGTTTATCAGCGTGAAGGTTCGCTGCTGCGCGGGGCCGTTCGGAATCGTTCCCAGGTTAACGCTGAGCGCATCTACTTTCCGGTTCTCGGTAAGGGTAGTGCCACCAGCAAGGCGCGTCATTCTGATGTGACGCCGATGAATCTTGAGCATACCCGAGTGTCTGCGGACATGGAGGACTTCTATGCTCCGGAGTACATTGATGAGCTGGATCAGGCCAAGATCAACTGGTCGCTTGCTTCTGAGTACGCCCGTGCCTCGGGTAACGCTCTGGGCCGCCAGACTGACCAGATCCTGATTGACGCAATGGACGCCAGCACGAACACGACCGATCCGAATGCTTTGGACGGAAGTGCTAGTGGTGCTCTGACGCTGCCGGTTATCGCTGGTATCTCCCGGATTCACAACGCTGCTGATGTCCCGATGGACAACATGCGCTACTGCGTTGTTAACCCTGAGACGCACGCGGAGCTCCTGCAGCTGAGCGAGGCAACCAGCAGTGACTTCACCACCACCCAGCTGCTCATGAACGCTCGTGAGCCGGCCATGTGGATGGGTTATCGCTGGATCATGCACACGGGTCTGCCGGACGGTGTGAAGGGCTTTTTCTTCCACATGCAGTCCGTTGGTCATGGTATTTCTCGGGACGTCACCACCGAGGTGAACTACGTGCCTGAGAAGGTTGCCTTCCTTGTGAACTCGTACATGAGCATGGGCGCGACCATCATTGATGAGCCCGGCGTCATTAAGCTCACCGAGAACTAAGGAGGATTGACCAATGGCATTTGCAAAGAGTGAACTGGCCCAGATGGCCTACACGGGTGCTAACGGAGGGAACGCTTTCTGGTTCTACTCCAACACCAACGGCGACACGGTTACTGCGTCGGGCTTTTTTGACGACGCTGCCGAAGAGCTCAGTGAAGGCGATCTCGTGTTTGATGTAGATGGAGTAGTGTTCTACAGTGTTTCCGACATCACCGATGGTGCTGTAACGGTTGCCGCTGTGCATGACACTCCGGCCTAATAGGTCGATATGACCCAAAACTGAGGGGGGGTTCCCTATGAGTAGCAGTCTGGATGTAGTAAACGAAGGACTGGTGCGACTTGGGGTTCCCCCCTTGGCTTCTTTATCAGATCAAAGTGCTCAAGCGATTGCAGCGGATTCTATTTACAAGACGATTCGCGAATCAGCTTTGGCCGAGCATCCTTGGTCGTTCGGGATTACTGAGACTCTGCTGCCTAAGCTAAGTCTGCCCGATGAGGAAATTCGCAACACCAAGTTTGATTATGCCTACCAGCTCCCCACGGATAAGCTGCGGGTACTTGGGCTGCGTAGCACTTACACCTACCGGATAGCTGGTGACCAGCTGTACACAGACGATGACGAGGCCAGGCTGGTCTACGTTGCGGATGTGGACGAGGGTGGCTGGCCTTCCTATTTTAGTCAGATGGTGGCGTTTGCTTTTGCAGCTGCTGTTGCCATCACCCTTACTGAAAACAATACGCGCGCGCAGCTGATGTACCAGCTGGCCGGTGAGCAGCGACGCACGGCGCGGACGATTGATTCGCTGCAGACGCCGCCGTACGTGTTTAACATGATGCGCGTGTATACGCGACGTAACACCAACCCGTTGAGTCAGGCATGACGGTTTTTTCGCATACCACTGGGTTTACGCGCGGAGAAGTTGAGTCATCGCTGTTTGACCGCTTCGACGTAGATTTTTACCGTTCCGCAAGCAAACTTGTGGAGAACTGGTTTCCTGATGTAACCGGTGCGATTGAACGGCGTCCTGCGCTAAAGCCTTTGGGAGAAACTGACCCGGTGATCTTTCCGGGTCGGCCAGACATTGTGCCTGGCGATGTGGACTGCGGTGAGTTTCACCTGCGTACGTTTTCGTTCCGCGGTACGACGTTTTTGCTTTTGTTCCGTCGGATCTGCTCAGAGGGCTGGGAGTCGATTACGATTTCCTGCTATCGCTTTGGTGCAAACAATGCGCTGGTTGAGCAGTTTGAGGATGAGTTTATTGTTCATTACTCGAACGCGTCCACGGACTTAATTACTGCACTGAACAACGCGGGCACTTCGCTGCCGCCGGATTCGTTTGACGGCAATGTGCCGGACGAGTTTCTTGATAACCTTGCGCGTAACATTTGCTTGGCTCAGGTTGGCCCGGCTGTGTTTGTTACTTCGCCGCTGTTTCCGCCTTACCGCGTATTTGTGGATTCTGACAACATCGCAAATTTCGAGCAGGTAATCTTTTTTGAAGAGCTGCTAGGCCAAGTAGATATTGAAAGTAACAGCACTGATTGGACTGGAACAGATACGCTTTTTGAGGATCAGCTTTCGGCAGGCGACAGTTTTTTCTTCAAAGGTGAAGAGTACACAGTTAGCAGTGTTACTGACCAAGAAAATCTGGTTAGCAACGAGACTTACAGTGGCGTAGGCGTTGCTGGCGAGCGGATCAGTAAAAAAACTGATTATTTTGATACTGACTGGCCGCGGCTTTGTACGTTCTACAAAGGTCGGTTGGTGCTGTTTTCTAGCCGGGAAAAGCCAGTTGGCATGTGGGCTAGCAAATCCAATGACCCGTTTACTATTCGCCCTGGTAGCACGTATGACGACTCACCGATTGAAGTCGAGCTGCTAACCGAGGGTGCTGAAGCGTTCCGCTGGGTAGAAGCGGGCGAAAAGATTCTGTTGGGCGCAGAACAGGCCGAGTACATTATTGACAGCCTTTCTGATGCGCCGCTAACGCCGACTACATTTAGCTTTTATCGTGTATCGAATAACGGGGGCACGTCGCTGCAGCCGTTTAGTTCAAACGCAAGCACTGTGTTTGTTAACCGCGGGCGCACTAGGGTGCAGGCGGTAACATTTAATGATGCGCGGTCTGGCTATGTGGGCAATGACATTAGCTTGCTGGCGCCGCATTTGCTTGTTAACCGAGTCAAGGACATTGTGTATCGGCCTGGTACGCAAAATGATCGGGCACCGCGAATTTTTGTTATCACTGATAACCTTGAGGTGCGCTCTTGCACGTTTGCTGAGACGCAGGACGTTATTGCGTGGAACAGGATTACGCTGGCTGATGGGTATGACATTGTGGCGTTTGCCACGTCGCCGGATGACTTTTTTGCGCTGGTGCGCTGCCCGGCGGATGACACCTATGCACTGACGGTACTCGACATTGACCCTGATGATTTTTACCTGATGGATCTGGCAAAAACGTACACTGCGACAAATGGTGTCGTTAGCCTTAGTCCAATTCATCATAATACGACCGTTGCAGTGTTGGACGGCTCGCGGTTCAAAGGCTTTTTTGAGACTACGACCGAGCTGGATATTGGTGACGCCGACTTCAACGGTGAAATAGCTGTTGGCATTACCTTCTCATCCAAGTTAGACATGCTGCCCGTTGTTATTGGTAACACAAACGATGGCGGAACACTTAATCGCGTGCATAGATTGTTGCGTGTTTTGGTGTCAGTCGAGGAAGCTTACGAGCTGTCAATCAATGGCGAGCCTTTGTTTGGTACACTTGCTGTCAATGAGACGACAGGGTTTGCCGAGAGAAACGGCACTTTTGAGCGACGTTTTTTAGGGTGGGCTGAACGCCCTGATACAAGAATAGAGGCTTCAAGCCTGTACCGTGCTAAGCTGCGGTCAGTAAGTCGGGAGGTGCAGGTATAATGGCCGTGCAAGCTATTCTAGCAGCCGCACAGGTTGGCGTAAGTTTATTTGGCGCTCGTCAGCAGGCGCAAGCGGCTGAGCAGCAGATGACCGCCAGTATTGAGCGTGCTGGCCTGACAGCAGGGCGAGCCGCTTTTGCGGGGCCGCTAGAGCGCTTTCAGGTTAGGCAGCAGGCGGAAACGCAGGAAAACGTCCGCCGTCGCGAGCTTGGTCAAACCGTTGCCTCGCAGCGTGCCGCATCCGCTGCTTCTGGTGTTATTGGTGGTCGCACGCAGCGTTTGGCTCAGGCCCGGTCACAAGCGGCGTTTAGCCGGGAGCAGGCTTTAGCTGACCAGCAAACTCGTTTACAGCTTTTGGCAAGTAGAGAGCGTGAGCGCACAGCTATTGAGGATGCTCGCCTTTCAATGGGTGACGCTGGCCGCGTAGCCCAAGCACAGACCGATCAAGCTACTGCAAGTTTGTTTGGAGACTTGGGCAGGATTGCTTCGCAAAACGTAAGCTTGTTTGAGCAAACTCCCTCAAGTACCACACGTACACCGAGCAGCAACCCCGGCCGACCCGGCGGCAGTGCGGGCACGCGCTTTTAATAAAGAGGCAGGGTAAATGGCAAGTCGAGAGTTTGAAGTTCGGCCTCCTCGCGGCGGCATTGTATCGTTTCAGACTGGCGGTGCCCCAGCTGCTCCAAGGATTGGCGCGACAAACTTTGAGGGCATTCAGCGCTCGTTGCAGGCGTTTACAGAACAGGCTGAGCAGCGGCGTGTAGCTGAGGGTACACGGGTTGCCGAAGAGCGCGCTATTCGTGAGCAGAGCGAGCTTGGTACTGCCCAGCTTGCCGAACCCGAGCGCGAATGGGGTGAGGCGTATCAGAATGCGTTTCAGGAAAAAGCCCGTGCGATCTATGAGCAAAAGCTAAAGACTGACGTATTCCGCACAACCAACGAGCTCCGGCGTCAGCACATGATGGATCCTGATGGGTTCAGCAATAGTTTGCAGGCTTATCGCGAAAGCACTGTTCAGACAGTAGAACAAACGGATCCTACTTTTGCTCAGAGCGTTGGCACTTACATTGACCAAGTTGGGTTTGAGGTTGCCGAGCAGATCAACACGGACGTATTCAAAAATGATCTGGAATCCCAGTCGCTCGAAGCTGAAAACGCAATCTTGGAGGAACTGTCGGCGGGCGAGGATTACCTGCTAAACAGCCCTAACGAACAAAACTTGCAAGAGGCTACGGCTAGCGCGTACGAGAGCATTGCGCAGCTTGATGAGGTCACTGCAGTTAGTCCAAGGCAGCAGGAGAAACTTCGTCGCAGCGTCAACGAGCGGTATGCGTACGCTTACTCGCGCGGCCGGGCAAATCAGGCAATCGCGGACGAGGATTATGCAGGCGCGCAGGTAGTTATTGACGAGCTCCGCGCCGGTAAGCTGTTTGACGATAACCGTCAAGGTGAAGCGCTTGCAAATTCTATTGAGCGGGATCTAAACGCTGCTACCAACGAGCGCAATTCTGCGCTTGATGCTGGCCTTCAGCGCTATCGCGATCAGACAGACGCCGTTTCTGAGTCCGTTAGTGCAGGTAACGAATACACTGACGACCAGCAGGCTTTGATTGATCGGGCTATTACTTTCGCGGATTCGTATGATCCGGCGGCTGCCGAAGAGCTTCGTAGGACGCGCCGCAGCCTTCAGTTCCAGAACGAGTTTAGATCCGAAGTTAACATGGCTACGCCGGGCGAGCTAAGCTTGGTTGAGCAAACCATCACGTCGCCTGAAGGCATTCTGTCGCTCGATGAGGAAACTCGGCGCAGTGTGCAAAACATGATTGACCAACGGCGTGATTATTTTGCTGATGCACAAGCTAAGCAAGATTGGACAAAGTTCGGTGATCCAGAGGTAGCAGAGGTTGCCCCTGGCGAAATTATGAACACGCCTGACGGGCAGTTCGATATATTCATGGGCATGATGGATAACAGCCGCCGTCGGGCCGCTGCTAATTCTGGTCAGCCGGTGCAGGCAGTACCTTACTGGACGCAAGAACAGCGCGAAGGTTGGGTAGATGTTATGCGCAACGCGCCTGACTCTGACACTGCCCGTAGAGCTTTTACTCGTTACATAGCACCTTACCAGCGTTCGGGTAACATGATTGCTGGAGCGCGTAATCTGGCTCAGATGGACGCCGAGATTGGTGGTGCCATGCTTATGTCTGCGCACCTGATGGATCCTTCTGCGCGCGATTCCGCTACCTTTATTAACATGGCAACCCAAGGGCTTGCTACTGAAGGCGTTGAGCGGTTTAGTACTGCGGATCTAAGCTCCGGTGCGCAAGCTAGCCTTCGTGCAATCGCTGGCGGGGACGGCACTTTATATGGCGCTGCGCTCCGAGGGCTTCAAGCTGTTGCAATCGGTGCTGAGGCCACCATGGGGGTTGATGCAGTTGAGTACGCCGAAGAGCAGCTTCGCGGCGTTGAAATAACAGGTTTGTCGAACGGTTTTGAAGTTCCTACACGCTTGCTGGGCGATGGCCCCCGCGAGCAGGAGCTTTCGCGGGCAACACTTAATCAGTTTTTTGCGGACGTCCCGGAAAATTATGCGGCAGACCGCTTGCGCCCAGAGCCGATTGACAATAGACGTTTTAGGTTTGTAGACGTTCAGACTAATACTGTCTTTCGCGATGCAGATGGGAAGGCCATCGAAGCTAGCATTGAGGAAGAAGAGTTTGTCGAGGCTAAAGACAGGGACGCGGAGACTATCCAGCGGCAGAGAGAGCAAAACGACGAGCGCATGATGAACGCGCTGCAGCTTGCTGATTCGGATAGAAACTTTTTC